GCGCGCAAAGAGGCTTTGGGGATTTAATGACGCCCGCTGAATCCCGCGAGATAAAGGCTTTAATCAATAAGCTTGAACCTCAATTGCGCGAGGCGTTCCTTGAGGCCATGCGGGATTGGCGGAATAATGTCGATTATAAAACTCTTGTAGATGCGTTGGAGCGGCTGGATTTGCAGGGGGCAATTGATGCCCTGCATATTGATCCAGCCGTTTTCAACAAATACGCTCTTGTTATGCAAACGGCGTATGTTTCCGCAGGGAGCGTAACGTCCACCTACATAAATAAGGCTTATGCCCGGACATCTACACGGTTGGCTGCTGCCGTGGCGCGCGGGGGTTTTTTAACGCCGGGAAATGAAGGCGCTTCGGTGCAGTTTCGATTCAATGCGTCAAATCCCCGTGCTGAACAATGGCTTCGTGAATATTCTTCCATTCGGATAACTGGCTATACGGAAGAGCAGATATCCACAGCACAGCGCGTCATAGTAGAGGGGTTCTCTAAGGGGCGCGGCCCAAAGGATATCGCGACAGATATTGCGGGGCGCATTAATCGCGTAACAGGAAGGCGTGAGGGCGGAATTGTGGGAACATCAAGTCCGCAGGCCGCCTATGTGCAAAATATGCGCGAGCGACTTGCAAGCGGCGCTCCTGCTGAAATGCGCAAGGTTCTTAAGTCTAATACATTGCGCGACAAACGCTATGACGGGACTATCAAAAGGGCTATTCGCGGCGAAATTGCCCTTACCGATGAACAAATAAACACCATGGCCGAGCGCTATGCGGATAGGCTGATAAAGCGCAGGGCAGAGGATATTGCCCGCACCGAAACAGCTGCCGGCGTCCTTAGCGCGCGTTCTGAAAGCTATAGGCAGGCACTGGAAAAGGCTGGCTTGCCACTGGATGCAATCACAAAGACATGGCTGCATCTTGGCTCTAATGGGAAGCACGCCCGCGTTCAACACGTCATCATGAACAATATATCTGTGCAAGGTCTTACAACGCCCTTCTCTATGCCTAGTGGGGCAAGAATGCAGCACGCCCATGATCCAACTGCAAGTGCGGGGGAGAACGCTAATTGCAGGTGCGACACAGCATACGAGATTGATTTTATGTGGGGGGTAGAATGATGTTTGGGGACGATATGTACATGGAAGAATGCGACCTGTGCGAAAAGCCATGTTTGCCCGAGGATATGGACGGGATATATTGCGAGGAATGCTCAAAGCTGCTCGATGGCGGTTTTGAGGATCGTGTTTTTGCCGGGACATATGTCGCAGGCGTTGAGGATTAGCTTATGGCCTGTGCCAAATGCAACGAGCGGCGGAAGCTTCTAAGAGACGCCATTATGCAGGCAAAGTTTGCGGAGGCACTCAAACACGCAGCAAAAGGCGCTGTTGAAATTGGCACAGGCAAGCATCTTGGCGACAAGGATCGTAATTGATGGCGTGGAGTGGCGTTGATCCGGGGGAATGGGCGAGAGAAGCCAAGGCGCGCCTTGATGCCGTTTTCCGCACTTCCGTGCAAGGGCTTGCTGCTGAAATGCGCAAGACAGGGCCTAACGGCGGGGATGTTCCTGTTGATACAGGTAACCTTGTGCGCTCCTTATTGGCAGTTAAAGGGGGTCTTCCGCCACAGGGTTCCCCTGATGCGGAATATGCCGCGCAGGACATAGGCCCTGTTTTACTTAGTGTAAAAGCGGGTGATACCGTATCGCTTGCATGGCAAGCAATATATGCCCACAGGCAGAACTATGGTTTTGTGGGCGAGGATAGCTTAGGACGCACATATAACCAATCTGGGCGTGGATTTCTGGAACGCGCTGCTGCAAAGTGGCCCCAGATTGTCACCAAAGCTGCTATTGACGCGCGCACAAAAACGGGCGGAATATCGTCGACGAATATCGCCAGCAAGATGAAGGGATGACAATGCCGCATATTGAAACATCAATCTGGATGGCATTGAAGGCCCGCATTGATACACTTGTGACGATCCCGGCGATGATTGTGATTGAGCCAGATGCGGCTTTTACCCCGCCTAAGGATGCAAGCAACGTCCCTACGCCCTATATTCTGTGCAGCGATATCCGCAACGATAATGTGCGCGTTGACATCAAGGGGCATACGCATATCCGCAGCGGGACGTTGATGCTTTCCGTGAATTGGCCTGTTTCCAGAGCAGTTTCGCATAGCCAACTTATGCAGGCAGCGGCAGGAATAGCGGATCATTTCCCAACTGATACCCGTATGAAATACGATGATGCATGCTTGCGCGTCACTATTGCACCTGATGTCATGCAGCCATACCGCGACAACGACGTAAAGATTTGTGTCGTGCGCATTCCATGGTCCACTACTTAGGGCATTCCATGTATCAATCATAAATCCCCACGTATTGCGGGGCGGCGCATTCTGGTCTAAAGTGGGCCAAGCATAGGAATGCGCCCGTTAGGGCGACTTAACAGGAGTTCTAACAGTGGCAAATCTACTGGCCGTAGCTGGCTCGAAAATCTTTATCGGTACCCGTGTTGCATCGAAGGGTGAAGTCACCCTTGCGGATTTTGTCCCGCAGGAAAGCCTTTGGAAGGAAATCGGCGGTTGGACCAGCGCTGGCGCACTTGGCGACACTGTAGAGCTTATCACTCAGAACGTGATTAACGAGGGCCGCGCCCGCCAAGCCAAGGGCACCCGCACCGGCGGGACGATGGAAAACACCTTTATCCCAATTCCGGGGGATGCGGGGCAGGATGCGTTCCGCAAAGCTATCGATAGCTGCGACCCGTACGCATTTAAGATTGAGTGGGGCGCTGGCTGCACCAACACCGGCGTAGTTAACATCAGCGTCGGCGCTCCGGCTGTCGTTACGTGGGTTGGCCATGCTCTTGAATCTGGCTCTCCAGTTTCGTTCACCAGCACCGGCACGCTTCCTACCGGCCTGACTGCTGGCACGGTTTACTACGTGAGCGCAACCGGCCTGACGGCAACCGCATTCAGCGTTTCGGCAACTCCGGGCGGCTCGCCGATCGCTACGACTGTTGCGGGCAGTGGCGTGCACACTGCAACGGGCCAGCCAGCCGGGCAGACGAACCTTTTCTATGGCCTTGCCATGCCGGGCGAAATCTCTGGCGGCGATGCCAACACCCCACAGCTTCGTACGTGGTCTATCGCTGTAGATAGCAACATCGTCGAGGTGTGACATGGGCAATTCAATTCTCCTTCGGAATAATCCCTACGTGAACACCGATGCGGTGTCAAGCGAAGGTTGGGGAGGAACTCGCGAAGGTCTCGGGGGTTAAAAATTCGCCCGCCACACGCGCAATTGTGACGGGCTGGGGATGGTGGTTTTAGGGTTGCTGCCATCCCCACATTAACAAAAACCCTATTTAATGGAGTAAACCCTATGGATATTGCAAACATTGGCAAAAAGGTTGACCTGAGCGCTGGCGAGTGGGTTGGTAACATCCCTGACATGCCGGGTGTACGGTTCAAGGTGCGCAGCGTCAATTATAAGCCCTATCGTGTTGCATCGGCGTCTATCGCCCGTTCGCGCAGCAAGCAGCTTCGCACCGATCAGGGCGTTGTGGACTTCACCGTTGCAACTGGCGGCCCGCTTGCAGAACACATTCTGACCGATTGGGAAGGCGTCACCAGCGGCGGCGAGCCACTTGCATTCACGTCTGACGCTGCGGTTTCGGTGCTTACGGCTGACGATGATCACGGCATTGGCGCAATGTTCCGGCGTGGCGTCGAATATGCGGCTGAGCAGGTAGCAGAAAAGCTTGCCGAAACCACAGAGGAAGCGGCGGGAAACTAAAGGCTTTCGTGCTGTGGTCGCTCAAAACGGCCACAGCATACCATGAGGCGGCAAAGGCTGGATTTGACACTTCCGCATTTGAACCGCCTGAACTGATGATGGGATTTGATGGATGGGTATCAGATTTTTTCGAACTATCATCAGACCGTCAAATAGGGATGGGCGTGGGGCCTATCCCCGCTTCATCAATAGACCGCCACACGGCATCATGGGATTATGACAGCGC